CTGCGGTCGCCTACTTGGATCATTCCGCTGCGGTCGCCGATAAGAAGTCTCTTCAGGCCGATGCGGTGCTCGCACAGCAAGTTGTGATAAATACCAATCTGGCCGCGCAGGTGAAGTCCCAGGGCGATACTCTGACCCAACTGGTAGTGCAGGTGTCCCAGGAGAACGCGGCGCTTCTACAGGCCATCCAGGTGCGATCGACGGCCACCGTGGTGCAGCAGAAGGTCGATAAGACGCTACCTTTGCCTGAACTGGCGACTCGTTGGGAGAATCTGGCCTCACTCCAGCCAGCAGACATCACCGCTACGGCCTCAGGCTTGTCTATAAGCGACGCAGGCAGCCGGGCCACGGTATCAGCTCTAGAACAGCTTCCAGCCCTCACAGCGAACCTCCAGGACTCGAATACGATCATCGCAAACAAGGATTCGCAGATTTCCAGTATGACCGAGTTCCAATCGACGCTTCAAGAGCAGGTTACCGGACTCAACACCCAGATCGGCGATGCGGCCATGGCCTGTAAACTTCAAGTGTCAGCGGTGAAGGCTGAAGCTCGTAAAGGAAAGTTCAAGGCTTTCCTGTATGGTCTTGGCGCGGGGTTTGGCGGCGGTATAGCAATTGCAGTAAAGTTCCTCTAGGATATATCGTGTTATTATCCTATTCATGGCCAAGTGTAAAATACCAGATTGTCATGGAGAGGCAAACTTACCTGGAACAGCTCAAGGGCTGTGCCGATCTCATTACAAAAGACTTTATCGATATGGAGACGCAGAATTACCTCTCAGGAAGGTTAGGTCGTGGAAGGGAATTGTATGCCAGATAGAGGGATGCGATAAGGAAATAATGGGACGAGGGTTCTGTGAAATGCATTATGCTAGAGCGCGTCGCAAGCAGGATCCAGTAGGAAATAAGAGAAGGATTCGAGCATACAAACTAAGACAGGACGATAAAAAGGTCAAAGAAGCCGGTAGGCCTCGGCCTGACACATGTGAAGTATGTCGAGAGCTTCACATTAGAGTAGTATTCGATCATTGTCATGCTACTGGAGTTTTCAGAGGATGGATATGCGATAGGTGCAATAGGGTTTTAGGACTCTGCTACGACGATCCAGAATTACTCAACAAACTAGCTAAATATCTAAGGAGAAATGGAAATGTCAAAGCTAACCTCGAAGCACAGGGACGACCTTCCCAGCTCGGCCTTCGCATTGCCAGCTGAAAGGAAATTCCCGATTTTCGATAAAAATCATGCCAGGAACGCTCTAGCTCGTGCGTCGGCATTTGCGAGTCCTCCGCAGAAGAAAGCTATTGACGCCAAGGTCCATAAGAGGTTCCCTGGCATCAAATAGCTAACGCGTCACAAGCAACTCGATGACCTTCCAGCCATAAACACAAGCTGCTAGGGCCAGGAACGGGCTACAGAGAACTCCGAGATAGATAACGCAATAGAACAACATGCGGAATGTCTTGTAACCATCGGCAGTAATGCGAGCAGAAAGTACTTCATCGTGGCTCACTGTTTCCCTTCCAGGATTCGTTTGATCGGGAATCTGAAGTCATCAGGCCGACCCAATACTAACCACAGAATACGCCTTATCATGATCAATTCACCTTATTTCCTTCTTCGCAGCGCATATAGCGCACGATCTTGAACTGCGTATCTGGATGATCCTTAGACCACATATCGCGATAGCTTTCGGCCATCTCGAGCGATAGGAATGGATAGTCCTCACGGCCATCTGCAGTCCACTTATGTCCGTCCTTCTCAGCATCTACCATGAAAAACTCGTCATACGTCTGCTTTCCTACATGCAATGTCGGGTGGTAATCCTCATAGACTCCATCCCAGCCAGCCTGATAGAGAGCCTCGCGGATAGTACCCCCGGCGAATGAAAGCATCCCACCAAAATACTCTATTACCCATTCGTGGGTATTTGAGTAATAGACAAATCTACTAAGCCCTGTATCCGGTCGGAGACGCTTTGCAATATGCACTGCTTGATCGATATTCAAAGGATTGTCCTCGATCCTGTAAGCTCAACGTAAAACTCTTCAACCAATGGTGTCCAACCTACGAAAACCTTATATTCCCGGTTGAACACAAAGTACTGATCACACCGCGTGCAATGCTGCTTCCAGCTACCGTTCTCGAACGTCTGCACGGTGCGGAGTTTGTGGCGAAACCATGAGCAAATCCAAGAATTCACGCTTTCTCCTCCAGTTCGACAATTGCTTCGCAACTTTCGCAGAGATCCTCATCTCCCGCAAACTCGCTATTGCAGAGAGTGCATTTTGGATAGCATGCTTCGCAAAGGAAGTCACAATCTGGTCCATAGCTTCCTATGTACTCATAGAGATATCTTTCCGCGCTATATTCTTCGCAACGGTCGCATCGTCCCGAATTGGCATCTGGTTGTCGCATTACTGTACCCCCGGGAAGAATTTGTGGCGCTCGTGGTAGTTCGACGCGTTTACCTTTGACTTGGCCGCCTCCGCGAAGTTACTCAACATTTCTGCCCAATCCGCAAGATCATCCTGCATCTGCATGCAGTCCAGCATCAGGCACATAGCCCTAGACGGTACAACCATGCTGAGCTTTATTGCATAATCGGTCACAGCGTCAATGCGACGTGCTGCAGCATCGACACATGCTTTCATGCCATCGAAGTTTTGGTTCTTTTCGTGGCCTCTGGCAATCTTTAGGTCGGCTGATGCGGAATCTAAGGTCAACGTGATGTCCATATGTGTTTCTCCAGTTCCTCAACAATAGAACAGGTGAAAGAATACGTCAATACTTATTTTCTAATATTCTATATTGACAACCATAAAAAGATGGGATAGTCTCAGGATATGAAAAAGACATTCTATGGCTATGACGAATATCTAAACCTTGTCCGTGATCGTGGCGGGGCTAAATGGCTTGTTGATAAGGCCGGCATCAGCCTTCAGCAGGCGTACAACATACTCAGGGGTGGATCTAGGCCGTCTGAGGCAACATTGAACGCACTGGGTGCGACATGGGTTATCGCGGAGGTGAAGAAGTGAGAGTGATCTCGATCCTACAAGCCCAGTCGGCGGCAAAGTCTTTCCTGAAGGCTTCGAACAAATACCTCGCCAAGCATCCGGACTGGTCTTCTCTCAACATGCCAGAAGATCAAACCATTATCGATGCTACTGAAGAGATGATGCATCAAGGCCATCTATTGCGTAGGCAAGCATGGATCGAGGCCCATAGTGGATAGGTCAAAGCACATCGGAAGCAGCGATATAGCGGCCATCATCGGCGTGAGCCCCTGGAAAACAGCCCTTCAGCTCTACGAGGAGAAGCTTGGAATCTCGGAGCCGGAGTATAACCCAGAAAAGGAGATACGACTCAAGCGTGGAACTCGGTTTGAGCCTTTGATACTGGATCAGTACGTATCTGAATACAATACTGCCATCGTAGGAAGAAATAATCGCTATACGCACCCAGAATATCCATTTATGGCTGCCGAGATTGATGCCGAGGAGCAGGATATTGAAGACAGAATTCTCAATCTAGAGATAAAGAGCGCTTCTTCCTTTATGTCTAAGAAGTTTGGCGAACAAGGGACGGATGACATACCAGATTATTATGCTGCTCAAGTAACCTATGGGATGCTATGCACCGGTCGTAAGAATGCGCGCTTAGTCGTTCTTCTGGGTACCGATGATCTTCGCACTTACGACATACCCTACGACGAAGACCTCGGTAACTATCTACGGCAAGAGGCAGTGAACTTCTGGGAAAATCACATCCTCGCTAAGGTTCCACCGATGCCGCAGAACAAAGATGAGTTCAGGAAGATCTTAGATAAATTCCCTGGGTTCCACTTCAAGGTAGATGATCTAACCCTCGAAGCTATCAGCGAATTGAAGGAGTGCAAGCAGAAGATAAAGGAGTTAGAGGAATACAAGGAAGAGCGAGAAGGAAGGATTCTATTCAGCATGACTATAGCCGCAGAACTGAACAGTGTCGATGCATTGGAAGATAAATTCCTGTTCGTTGATGAAGGCGGCAAACAGCTTGCGTCATGGAACCGCCAAGACCACACAAGCCTCGATCAAAAACTCTTGAAGTCTGAATATCCAGAGATAGCAGAATCACTTATGCGGAAACAACAAATTCGAGTACTGAGGATAAAGTAATGTCAGGATCAATCGAGAGAATCAAAGAAAAGACGGGACTCAGTAAGCCGACCGACTTTCCGTCGATGCTATCAGCCTACAAAGGACAGTTGGCGGCGGCGTTGCCAAAACATATGAGCGCGGACCGCATGGTTCGTATTGCTCTAACGGCTTTCCGCCAGAACCCAGCATTGTCGAAGTGTGATCCTACATCTATCTTTGCGGCGTGCATTATTGCTTCGCAGCTCGGCATGGAGATTGGCGTACTTGGACATGCCTATCTAGTTCCTTACGGAAATACCTGCCAGCTCATCCCCGGATGGCGCGGCATGGTCGACTTAGTGAGCCGTGCTGGCAAAGCTTCCGTGTGGACGGGCGCTGTCTACGAAGGCGATACTTTCGAC